ACATCGAGCTCTACACCTACCCACTGTTCGTCTGCACGATGCCGGCGGCGCTCGCTTCGGCGCGGCGCACCTGATCCATGAAGACCTGGCGGCAGCTTGTCGCTGACATGGATCGGCATCAAGACGGCGTGTGGGGCGAAACCGTTCGCCTGTTGCCGTGGAACGCCAGCGAGTTCGACGACGGCGCGCCCGACATGACGCGCCCGGTCATGACGGTTGCGGGCATCCTTGATCTTCCCGCCGAGAGGATCGTCCCCGGCGGCGCCACCGCCGAGCGCGTCGGGACCAGTTTCGGCACGCGCGTCGTGTCCGCGCCGGTCACGCTCTCGATCGATGGCGACATTGTGCGGACGATGCGCTTGCGCGCGAACGACCGCGTGCACGCGATCGATCGGCGTTCGCCCGACGATTGGTTCGCGATCGAGTGGCTCGCGCCAGACGCATCCGAACGCTACACGCTCCACCTCTCGCGCCTCGGGAAGCCGTAAGGGCCATGATCACACGCGCATGCGCTCGCCTTTCGGCCGTCGCGGCGCTGCGGGCCGGCATCTGGGGCGACGTGAAGGTTCTCGACTCCGACGGCTCGCCATTGGCGCAGGCAGTGCAAGCCTCGCCGACGCCCTATGTCGTCGTCTTCACGGACGACACCGATCGCTCCGAGGTCGAGGGCTTCGATCTCCTCGCCGCCGACGGCGACATGGCGTTGGTGATCGAGTTCGGCATCGCGGCGGCCGTGCCGCAAGCCACGGGCGGGCCCGTCGCGACCATCCCGGCGACTGACGCCGGCCGCGAGATCGGGCTCGACGTGATGGAACATCGGATCATTCTCGCGCTGGCACATGACACGACGAGCACCTGGGGCGAGATGTTTCGCACGCTGGCGACGCGCTTCGTGGGCCGCGTGGCCTCGAAGCGCGGGGGGAGCTCCGAGGGCGGTTCGCGTTGGGCCGCGCGGCAGCTTCTATTGCATGTCGAGCTCTATCCCGACCCTCCGTTCGGCGTGCCGGTCCGCTCCGATCACCCGATCCGGCGATTTCTCGAAATGGCAAAGTCGGGCGATCAGGACTTGCGCAACGCCGCGACCCTCATCGAAAGCGCGCTTGATGCGACCGCGCTCGCGTCGTGGCGCCAGGTGCAAGGATGGCTCGGCCTGACCGAGGACGCGGTGCGCGGCATCGGCCTGGGGCCGCCCGTGATCCCGCAGGAGATACCGGCGGTCACGGTAGGCGTCGGCAGCGAGGTCGCCGGCATGGTCGAGGGCGAACGCGTGCCCGACTACGTCGGCGACGCCGAGCCGAAGGATTGGCCGCCGTCTGGCATCCCGTGGCCCGATCCGCTCACGTTCCCGAATCCGATCTGACATGAACGCAGCCGTCGACGTTGAGCGCCTGGCGATGGAGGTGCATGGCCTCCGCATTGCCGTTGCCGAGCTCTCGAACAAGCTCCGCAATTCGATCCGTTACGGGCATGTAACGGACGTTGATGCCAAGCGGCAGATGTGTCGCGTCGAAGTCGGCACCGAGGAGGAGCCGCACAAGACGGCATGGGTGCCCTACGCGCTCGGCTTCGCCGGCGCCTTCAAGATGATCTGGCACCCGAGCAAGGGCCAGAACATGTGCGTGATCGCGCCAGGCGGGCAGCTTGCGCAGGCGTGCGCCTATCCGTTCACGTATTGCAAGCAGTACCCGACGCCAAGCGACGATGAACGGTGCCACATCCTTTGCGATTTCGGCACGTCGCGGATCGAGGTGTGGGAGGAAAAGATCGTCATCAAGTCGGACCACATTATCTCGATCGCGAACAAGACGATCGAGGAGACCGCGCACGACCTCATCGCCGAGAAGGTCACCAAGGGCGACATCACCAACGACGCCGATCGCTCGATCAGCCTGGTCACCCGCGAGAACGAAGACGGCTCGACGATCAGCCTCAAGACCGGCAGCCCGGAGAAGGCGGCGAGCACGATCACGATCGAGACCGGCGATCCCAAGCAGGGCGACAGCAAGCTTTCGATCAAGACCGGCAGCCCGAGCGAGACGGGCAAGAGCGCGATCAGCGTCGTCACCGGCGACCCGAAGACGGGCGACAGCACGATCACCGTTTTCGCCGGCTCGCCCGAGACCGGCAACAGCATCATCGATGTGCGCAATTCGATGCCGCGCAAGAGCGGCTACGCGAACATTCACATCAATTCGCAGATGGTGCTCGACGTGCGGGCCGGGCTCGAAATCGATCTCACCGCGCCCGAGGTCGCGTTGATCGGCATGGTCGACCTGGGCGCCAAGGGCGGCCGCGCGGTGGCCCGCATCGGCGATGCGACGAGCGACGGCGCGCTCATCACCACCGGGTCGCCGCAAGTGCACGCCACCTAAACGGGAGCAAAAGCCATGGAACTCAAGCCCTACATCGTCACCGATCTCGCCGGGCGGTACGTCGCCGGCAAGCGCGTCAAAGCCGGGCAGCGGATCGAGCTCACCGCGCGCCAGGCCAAATATGAGCTCGACCGCGGCATGATCAGGCCGGCCGACGTGGAGCCGATGCCGCCGATGCCGCCCAAGGCGGCGTGATTCCGTGGCTGGCATGTGCCAGGCGACCGGCGGCCTGCTCGCCGGCTGGGACCATGTCGGTCAATCGGTTGTCAACCTGTTCACCACGACGTTTTTCAGTCGGATCATGCGCCCGTATGTCGGATCAAACGTGATCCGCATCCTCGGGCAGCCCGCCAATGCGCAAACGGTCTCGCGCGTGCGGACCGCAATCGCCGTGGCGCTCGATCTGTTCGAGCCGCGCCTCACGCCCTACCGGATCGACCTCATCGACATGGACCGGACCGGCACGTCGGCGTGGATCATTCAGGGCATTTACCGCCCGCGCGGACACCTCGGCGATCCGACGCCCGCCGGCGTGCGAACGCTCACCATCGATCCGCGCGTGATCGATCAAATCATCCCGATGACCGAGGCGGCGTGACATGCTGCGGTTCCTGCCACCCGATCTCGCGCAGCTTCCGGCGCCGCAACTGATCGAGGAAATCGACTACGAGGCGATCCTCGCCGATCAAAAGCAGTGGGTGCTCGATCGCTGGGACGAGGTGCTCGCGATCCGGCCCGATCTGCCGCCGCTCGACACGCTCGGGCTCGAAACCGAGCCGATGACGATCCTCCTCGAAGCGTTCGCCTATCGCGAGACGATCCTGCGAGCCTTGGTGAACGACAAGGCGCGCGCCGTGTTGCTGGCGAAGGCGGTCGGCTCCGATCTCGACCACGTCGGCGCGCTCTACCCGAGCACGCGCGCGACCCTGGTTGCAGCGGCCGGCGGCGTGCCTGCCGTCATGGAATCCGACGCCGCGTTCCGGCGGCGTGTGCAATTGACGCCCGAGGCTTTCAGCGTCGCGGGCCCCGCCGACGGGTACATCTATTGGGCGCTCAGCGCCGACCCCGCGAACATCATGGACGCGTTCGCCTATCGTTTCGACGGCAAGGGCAACGTGCACGTCGTGGTCGCCGGCTTCGGCGCTGCCGACGTGCCCGACGCGACCATCGACAAGCTGTGGGAACAGTTCGCGCGCACGGACATCGTCCCTTTGACCGACATCCCGCGCCCGGTGCGCGCTGCGCGTTTCGAGTATGGGGTCGAGGGAACGATCTACGTCCCGCCGGGCCCGATGGCCGCGTCCCGGGTCGCCGCCGCGAGTGCCGCGGTTCAAGCCTACGGCGTCGCGCGCTGCAAGATTACTTCGGATGTGCATCGCGCCGGCATCATCGCCGCGGCCATGGTGCCCGGCATCGAGGACGTTGAGCTCACCGCGCCGGCGGTCGACATCGAGGGCGCGCCGGAACGGATTCCGAAAATGACGGCCGTCAACTTTCGGACCGTGGTTCTCCCGTGACGCTGCCGGTCACGTCTGCGCAGACGCTCCTGCCGCCGAACACGACGTGGCTCCAACGCGTCCTCGCGGCCGCCGGCCAGGGCCGCGTCGGCGCGATCCCGGTCCCGATCGACACGATCAAGCGGCCCGACGTGACGCCCCAGGCGTTCGAGCCGTGGCTCGCCTGGGAGCTCTCGACCGATCTGTGGCTCGACACCTGGTCGCAAGAGCAAATCCGGTGGGCGCTCGCCCATTCATTGGAACAACACCGCCGCAAGGGCACGCTCGGCCTGATCGGCGAATATGTGTCGATGATCGGCGGCGAGGTCCGCGAGGCGATCCGCCCGCCGGCCAAGCCGTTCATGGAGCACCGACTCACCGCGGACGAACGCGCCAAGTTCCTCGCGCGCTTCCCGCAATTGCGCGTTTACCCGTTCGTCGACCGCGTGCAACTGCCGTGGCTGTGCTACATGGGCGAGCCGGCGGCGCACAACGGCCGCTTTCTCAATCACAGCTTCCCGACCAACGAAGACGCCGGCGGCCGATGGACGCGCACGTCGTTCCTGTTCGAGCCGCGGACTGGCGTCGAGACGCAACTGACCTTCCGCACGCTGGTCAAGGAGCCGTTCCACGAAACCGAACGCGTATTCGATGAGGCGATACTGCCGCCTCGGCCCGGGTCAAAGTATTTTCTCAATCAGCCGCCGCGAGCGCATGTTTATCTGGGCCGTCTCGATCCGGTCGAGGCTCGGGTGCTTCGCATTCCGCGTGATGCGCCGTTTGCGATCGTCCAGAGCAAGGCGAACTACACCACGGTCCCGACCGGCCTCGAACTGATCGACGTTTACCCCGAACACGCCTACATCGAGCACCAAGCGCCGGCCGGCGCGTTTTTCCCTGGTCGCGGCCGGTGCCTCGCCGGCGCCTACGTGACCACCTCGATCGCCTGGCGCTACGTCTACGAACGCTGGTATCTGCACGACCCGACGCGCGTGCCCGATACGCGCAAGCGCTCGCAACACCTCGGGCACATGCGGCTCGGGATTTCGCCTTTCACCTCCGAGGTGAAAGTCGCGATCTGGGGCACCATCAATTCGCGTCACGTCAACCGCTTTGTGTGGGGCCATCTGCGCCCCTCGCGCGTGTCATCGGACTCGATCGCGCGCGCTTGCGCCGCCGTCTCGCGCGCCATGTCGGCGCGCGACCAGGTGCTCATCAACACCAACGTGCTCCGCACGGTTCAGGTCGGCGACGCCGTCATGTGCGACGGCTCGATCGCCGTCGGCGATCTCATCGAAGGATAGGGCGACATGGAAAAGAAGGTCATTTTCCGCGACAATCAGGAACTCCAGAGCGCCGATCTGATCAACCAGCAGGACTGGGCGCAGGCCGCACTCGATCACGTCATTCTCGACACCATCGAAGACGGCGCGGCCTATTCCGGGTTCCGCATCTCGAAGACCGCGGCGACCGTCGTCAGCTTCACGCCTGGCCGGCTCTACAACGG